CAGCACCTGAGATAAGAGTACCGGATGAACCTAGCCAAGCACATTCGAATTCCTGTGCAAACTTTTCATGGTCGAAATCCATCGCTGCGAGCGTTTCTTGCTTCCACTTATCACCACGGCCAGGAACCTGCTGCCAAGGCACTTCAACATATTGATAACCGTTACCCTTGCCGGGGTTTGCTTCCTCTTCTTTAGCGCCCATGCAGGTCTTATAGAAGTGATTCAGTCCATTTGGGGTGGATGTAAATAGAATCTTGGTTGTTTCACCAGATGAAATAGTTGGGAAAACTGATGCGAAGAAGTCATCCCAGTTCTCAACGAAGGCCGCTTCGTCGATGTACAGTAGGTTAACTGACTTACCACGAATAGCGCTTGAGCTGGTTGCTGCAGCGATAACTGATGAACCATTTTCAAGAAGAATTGAGCCCTTGTTCCATTCCACAACACCCTGCTGTAACCAATCAGGTAGAGATTCAAATGAGATTTTAATACGCTCAAGAATTTCTCGAGCCGCATCGCCCTTGTTTGCTAGGAGTGCAACGCGCTTAACGTCATTGAATAAAATGTAGTGTAGAATAGCTGTCGCAGCTGTTGTAGTCTTACCCGCCTGACGAGATGTAACAACAGCCACATAACGGTGGTTCGTTAATTTGTTAATGATGTCTTTTTGGTAATCATACAATACAATAGGAATCAGCCCGCGGTCAACGTTAACAATTTTAATGTACTTTTCAGCAAAATAGATCGGGTCGTTTTTGCATTTATGAATTTCTAAAATTTGTTCAGGAGTCCATTCCAGCTGCCTGTTGGTCTTTTTGAGGTTGATGTTACCATTATAACCAATACTACGTTCAGCCATCGTTTTGCTTACCCTCAAGCATCTTAAGTATGTCGGCTGTAGAACCCACGAAGAGGTTATTGTTTACAGTCTTTTTACTGTCGTCGCTGCCAGATTTTCCTTGCAGGCGCTGCTTTTTCATTTGCAAATCTACCAGACCCATGCTAAGATCAGCATATGTCTTGAGGATGGAGTTTAAGGACTCATATGCCTTTGGGTGCTGAGACTGCTGTGCAATGTTCAGCATATCTTGAACTGCCTGCTGAGAGACAGCGATGGCATCTTGTATGTTATCACGAGCAGTCTCGACATCATTTGATACCGTTTCATCAATCACTGCTGGTAGTGCATCATCATCCTGAATGACAGGTAGAGGATTCAATCCGAGTGCTTTATCTATTGGGTTACTCATTAGTTATTCTCGCTAAAATCAATCATGAAGCCATATGAGCTGTTCGCTGTCACAGTGTTAGCTGCGACGACAACAGGTCTTGTATTAGCGTCAGGGTCTCCATACCATGAAACGGCTTGACCGTTTGCGTACTGACCTGGAGTTATCTGAGCTTCAGCATACGGGTCTGCATTTGCAGGGCTTGCTTCTGCGATTGTTTGACCAAATGGTGGTGCATAAAAGTTGAGATCAATCTCTTTAATGATTTTACCACCATTCGATTTCGTTGGTCCGAATAGCCAACCTTTCATAGTAAATGTGAGCGTCCATATTAGAGCTCTACGGGTAGTGAAGTCACCTTCATATTGATCTTCCGATGATACGCTTTCGAGAGTCACAGGTACATCATATTTGAGACCTAAATCTGGATTCAAATTAAGTGTTGCAGTCCAGTCAGGGGTAAAGTATGGTAGAATTTGTTCGATGATGTAGGTACCATCCTCAGCATTTTTAACCATAATTGAAAGCGTGAATTCAAAATTATACGGCACAGGAGCATATTGATACAGAGCAGAACCAGAATCAGTTGGATTAGGAGCTGTGATTCTGTTCAGAGTTTGCCCCTTACGAGCCGAATCATAATACATATTTGACATCTCGAAGGACATACGTGGAAGCTGAATAGCAACCGGTCTATCGAGTTCAGGGTTTCCTTCTACGCGCGCAAGATATTTGTCTCTTGGGCCGTAGTTGAGCGGAACCTTCATTGTTTGCTTTGCAGTACCGTCCGCGTTAAAGCGTCTTAGGTGCAAGTCATTGAAGAGCGTTCCGAAGAATATAACATATTTGCGAATTGTGCCGTGTCCGAATGTATTGCCAAACATTATACATTACCCTCGCTGAATGGGTCAACTTGTGACCAGTCGATGATACCATCGCCATCTTCCTGAAACTCATTGTTAGTGGCGAATACATCTCCAAGAGCATTTTCGAACGCTGTATTAGATAGTGCGGTGTTGCCAGTTCCTGCGAATGAGTAGCGGTCTTCGATAGCATCGATTTCAGGTACACCTGTATTAAACTTCTCATTAGAGTATTCGAATACTTCGCATGTTAACTCATACATCTGTAGAGCTCCCATCTGATAAAAGACTGGCTTATTGTCTGCATATTTAACAATAAACAGTTTCTTCATCATCGTAGAGTAGATTAAATCACCCTCACGTGGGCGAATCATTGTATCGTATTGTGCGACATCTCTATCGAACGTTCTGTTAGCAACAACAAAGCGAATCTGGTCTCTAATCTCTAGGTTGAACTTAGAAAGGAATGTACCATCGCCTTCGAAACTATCGTAGCTGCGAATGTACATGTCGATAAGGAATGCGCTATTGTATTCGCTTACAGTATCTTCGCCATACACTTCGTCTTTATCAAGAAGAACGCGTGGGATGTAATAAATTGAGTGACCATATATCGCAATACTTTCCACAATGAGACTCTCGATGAGATCTTGTTCCATCGAGTTTTCAAAGTTTTGAAAGTAAAAGTTAGATGAAGTCATTAGCCAATCATATCCGATACTGGAAGACTGTATGACGAAATCATTTCCTGTTCCATCTTTTGAATTTCACGGTCCGCATCTTCGAGAATTCTCTCGCCGTTGAACTGAACACCGCCAGGAAGCGACATATTGGTAAACTTAGTTAGATTCGAACCCCATTGATATTTAATCTTAGCAGTCGTATAATTCTGTAACCAGCGGTCCGCATATACATCGGTAAAGATTTCCGGGTCAAGCACTTCATATGCTTCAACGATAAAGTACTGGCCAACGCGAACCTTATTCCAGTTCATATCGATGTGCAATCTGTCTCTGTGGCGAGTATATCTGATTGGAATCTGACCGACGAGAAGCTCGTTGATAAGTGCAAGATGTTCCATTGCCATATAATATGGAACCATGGAAACGGATGTGAGCGTGTAGAGGTCATTCAGAGCGATTTGATACTGAATGTTGAATAGGTCACCAGATGTGTATGTCGAACCAGAGAATGGAAAGATTCTTACAGCGCCAATGATATTTTCTGGCAGCGTGATGTATTTGTTATCGATATCCAGCTGAGTAATCTCATGCTTGTAATATGTCTTCTCAGAACCATCGAAGTGATAGTCCCAATAATAACGGAGTGCTTCATCTACGCGGTCTTCAACCTGATCCGGGTCCACGTTGATTTCAATAACAGGAGCACCCAGCTTACGTAAGCAATACTGAATAAATTCCTGGCGTGATGTTGGTACAGCCATTTTGAGTCCCTAAAATTAAATTACTACTCTATTTAGCGAAACTTAGGCCCCTGAATCCAAGAAACGAGTGATCTGCGCGTTCCGCTCGTTACTGGTGTAACTCTATGGTTTAAAAACGATGGAATAACGATAACTGTACCTTTTGCTCTGATTTGAACCGGGTCCATCTGTGGATATTGCGGGTCAATCTCAAAATCACCACCCTCATATTCGGATGGGTCAGTTAATTGCATAATTATCGAGATTTTACGGTCATACATTGTGTTGTTACCCCAAAAGGTATCACAATGCCAGTCATATTTTCCTTCGTTTGCTGCTTCGTATTTGGTGTATTGAATATCTTGTAGATAGTTTATATCAAAACCAAATGCGTTTCTATTCGCTTCATTTGCATAATACCAGAGTGAATCTACGATAAACTTACAGCTTGGTAAGTAAGGGTCAATCCATCTGATTTCACTAGAACGTCTATCTCCGTTTGGTGTTGAACCGTCTATTCCAAGCCCTGCAAATGCAGTTGGAAAGCTATTACCTGTTCGAATAATATCATTGACTGCGCTATCATTTAGAGCGGCATGCCAATATTGCCATAATTGATTCATAATAATTTCACTTTATAGTTACGGTTCTACAATAGGAAGAACCTCTTGCGTAGTAATAACACCTGATGCGATTTTTTGAGATACACCACGCCCGACTTCTTTTACGCGTTCAAGCGTTGCAACCCTGTCATATTCACCGTCTGTGAATACTGCGTTCACCGTTCTTTCATGAACAATGTTAGTATCTTCATCGGTGTACACTACAGTTACAGTTGGACCGTTTGTATATTTTTTAATTTTGTGCTTGAGCATTCACATTCCTTTAATGTATTTATTAGATAAGAAATTAATCTTTGTAAGTAGAAGACCTTTTGAAGTCCACGTGTCGTAATTTTCAATCACTTCAATATTATCCATAGTATCGTACTTTTTAAGTTGATGCTGAAGTGCAGCTGAATTACCGAATGATGAAATTATCATTCCCTTGAACATACGATTGACTAAAAATTGAGTTTGCTGTGGTGTAATAACAGGATCAAACACCCAAGATTTAGAACCATTAATCGTATTGGCTAAAGCATGAATGTAGAGAAAATAGTTATCTTCGTTTCTTATACCGATATTAAAACTTACATCTCTACCATCAACGACTCTTTTAAACGCAAGAGTCTTAGGGCTTACGACATTAGCATTCATAAAACTAAGATAGAACTCTTTACGTTCTTTATCAGTGGTAATATGCTTAGGCCAGATATATGTACCTGCTTTCATGCTTTCGAAAGAAGCATCAAACATAGAATCTATGTTCACATCTTGTAGTCTCTGGACTTCTTTTAATTGATCAAAGGTAAACATTATAAGAAAAACTCGCATACATAAGAATTTTGTCCGCTAGTGACATTAGAAAAGATATTGGATGAGCTCCAGATCCATTGTGTTGAGCCACCTGAGCTGGAGAATGTAGCACTCGCTCTTAACAAACTCGTTACTGTTCCTGAAAAGGTGTGTGTTACTTTCATTCTAGTCCAACCAGAATTTGAGTAAGTTCCGATTAATTGGAACGCAACAGATGCTAAAAAGTCTTCCCAATAAATTCCGTTAATTGTTGCACCACTATACATATTAGATGTTCCGTCAGTAACACTTGAGCTTGGAGTTATACCAGATGAATGCCCATAATATTGAGTATATGTAGGAGCTTTAGGGTCACCGAATTCTTGGTTCTTATAAGTGGCAACAACGGTTTGAGTATCTTGAAGTACTTCGTTTGATTTACCGTGAAAATCTTGTAAATCAATTGTACCTGAAGATACACCAGCCAGTGTTCTATAATTAGCATCATTAATAGACTTATTGGCTGTGCCACTAAGACCTAACTCGATGTTAATTGCGTTAAAGCTTATAGTACCTGAACCGGGTAGTGTCATGTATTACTGCTGCAGTTGAGCCTGCGCCTGAGCAATAATATTACGTAGAAGCGGATCTACGATACGGTGAGGTAGTTCCTGTAAACCACCAACGATAACGTTAAGTTCGTTAACGTTCAGGGTAAGTGTTACAGTTGGTGCCTGTTGAGCGGATACTGATTCGTTTTCTACCATTGGGTCGAGTTCTGGATTAGCCATTATATATTCTCCTTGATTTATATATTTGCACTTGGTGCTGTTGGTTCAGCCCATGGAAGGGCATCTGAGTCGACTTCAATCTGTGGCTTCTTGATTGCGTCGATCTGTTTTTGAATTTGTTCTTCGATATGTTCTTTGTATGTCGGGTTATTATTTACAACTTCTTGAATCCAACCGATAACCATAGCTTCAGTCAGTGTCTCGTATGTTGTAAAGTTTACAGGGTCTACTTGGTCAGGTTCAAACGGGGTTGCTCCAGTAAATGTACCCGAGTTACCTTCTTCATCTGTTCCAGTAAGCGTCCATCGAGTTTGAACAATAATGTCGTTGAGTTCCACAGATGGGTCATCTGTTTTCTTTAGACTTGTTATTTTCCATTTGTATGTTAGTGTCATGTATTTATACCCATATTATTGATTTTTTCTTCAAGTCTATTTATATGTAGCTGTTGCTCTTTGATAGCTTCGATGAGTAGTGGGATGATCTTTTCCTTATCTACGGTTAGATATTCACTATCATATCCTACAAGTTCTGTTGCATGATTATTGAATGGTGCAAGTACTACAGCGTCAGGAATTACTTCTTGAATTTCTTGAGCAATAACACCGGTTTCATGCATATTGAGCGGCTTAAATCCAATCTCTTCGATATTATCTACCCAGTCAAATTCAACACCACTAATTCTCATTAGCTTATCAATAGCATTTGTGATTGGCTTGATATTTGTCTTTAAACGTCTATCGGAAGCATACGCTGTGATGTTACCAGTTGCCCAAATATTACCTGAACCATCAAGCCAGATTCCACAAACACCGGCAGCGGCAACATACATTCCCCAAGTAGTAGCACCAGATGGGTTAAATGATGCTGCTGTTGCTTCAGAATATCCAATACCATACATGTTTGAAAGTGTTGTAGCTGCTGGATTATACGAAGAACCAATTGTGAAAATTGGGTTGGTGTAAGAGTCAGATGCACCAATATTGTTATATCCACCTTCAAGGTGACCGGTTTCATGAGTGTATCTTCTGTGATAATATGCTTTAGTTACATTAAGATTTGATGTTCCATTAGGGTCACAATAATAACCGGTGTCATTAGAATCATAAAAAATAGAACCATCAACACGACCACCAGAATATAGACCTTCTGGTAAGTAAATATCGAATGCTGCGTTTGTAGCAGAAGTGTTGAATCCCCAACAAAGATTTGCTTTACTGTAATATTGAGTCCATAATCCAGATGATTCAACATATGAGCCACCGTTTCCAGCAGCATCCCACATTACAGGATGAAAAGCTCCTGTGACACCTTGTAGGTGGAATCCATAGTAACCGCCCTTAGCACCCACCAATTTATGAGCAGTATATGTGGTTTGATCATTAGCTGCAATTTGAGCACCGTATGCTGCAAATTGAATGACATTCATTACAGATGTGCTTGCAGGGTCTGTGTAATATGCGGTGTTATTTACATCATAGTAAATAGTAGCATACAATGCGCTAGCATTAGCTGTTGAGTCATATAATGCAACATTAAACCAGCTATTAAATGTTCCAGTATCGCCATTACGAGATCTGAATGCTAGACCATTACCAGGGGCTCCGTATGGCATTGCCATTTGCATGCTATAGTTAACTTCACCAAATCTTGCGATAGGGCCTGTGAAAGGAGAATTTACTGCATAAGAAAACCCAGTAGAGTTGCCTGGCATAGTATTTGCATCAAGAGTAAATCCAGCATAATAAACAGCTTGATCTGTGCCTCTACCACCAAGCGTAAGAATATTTAATTGAGATGTTCCTGCAGCATCAATAAACCAGGCGGTGTTGTCACTATCATAAAAAATTGGTGATCTAAATGACCCAGCAGAATAAGTATGGCTACCATTGCGGACCGCAAAGAAACAACCAGCATCAGTTGCTGTACCAAAGTGAATTCCGACAGTATCTGTCCCAATAGCAGATGTCGTGCCCTGAAAATAACTGAGACCAAAAGCATCGGCGTTATCGAATCTATAAATTGGATTTCTTGAATTAACAGCAAATGTAGTTGCAGAAAAACCACCTAGACCAGAAGCAGTTACCTTACCTAAGAACTGAGCATTACCAGCCATTGTTAATTGCATTACGTTTGCAGGAGCTGACCATCCACCAATTCTAAAGATATTATCAGAATCAAGACCCATGTTAACCGCATACAATCCGCTTCTGTGGAATGCCATAACAGCACCCTGAGCATTATCATTACTGTATGCTTGAAGGGGAGGTGAGGCACCAGCACCGGTATTATAGTTTGAGATAAAGTATTTTGGGCCTGTAATATTACTACCGTTACTATCTGTAACAAGAGCTAATTGAGATATAACGTGGGCAGGGCTTGACTTACGATAAAAGCCATCACCACCATTTGTCGTGATAATGTTCCCGATAGAAGGGTTTTCAGAATTAGCGGTATTAGAGTTGATGTAGTTAAGATAAACATAACCACTACCGTCTCTAGCAACTACCGTATTGACAGCTTGTGATAATGAAAGATTATAACCATCAAGTAAGTCTGCATCAAGACCAGAACCAGAACCATCATTGCCGGCATTCCAAATTAACTGGTTGTTGAAATATTTACCTACAGTGATGTTAGTTTTAGTTACCGCGACAGTGCTGAATGAAGTTACATAATCAATATTCCAACCGTCAATCCATAACCTAGATTGTTCTTGAGTATAGTTTACACCAACGTCTAAAACTTGGATTCTTGCATAAGCCCAAGAAGTTCCGACATCACCAATGTAAACACAAAATCTCGACGATGCTTCATCATATCCAAATCTTACTGTATGTTCAGCATTGTTACTAGGATCGCCTACAAGAGAAGCAGAACAGTTAAGCCATCTTGCTCCAGCGTCATAAGTATAACCAGCCAAATGGAGGTCGAAACTTAACCCAGTCGCATATTGATATACTCTCACGGTGAATGAGATCATGGCGTTCTTATGAGTAGCATCTCCACCTGGAAGTAGAACTCTAATTGCACCTGTATTTGAAGCTGAACCAGAATAATAGCTTCCGCCTTCAGGTCCGTAGCCTACATAATTTTGTCCACCACCGCCTTGAGCCGGATGAGTATAGCCTACTTTATCTGAAAGACCAGAAGCAATTTTATACCAAGGGTTCCACGTAGTAGCTTCTCTATTACGAACGGAAAGATATCTTGCGCCGCTAGCAGTAGTAGGGCCTTCGATGTCTGAGTATCTACCAATCGCCATTTGAAGCGCATAATCACTATGAGGATAATCTGCACCAATACCAAGAGCTATACCATAATGTTGAGAAGAGCCGGTAGCTGGTCCGTTAGCAGTTCCTTGAATAAAGAATGAGCCGAAGTTAGGTGTAGCATTAAAGTCACCAAAGGCACCATGATTAGCTCCCATGTTGTTGAATAGACCAACAGCTTGGATTCCGTCAAGTAAGTCGGCATCAAGACCAGAACCTGAACCGTCATTACCAGCATCCCAAATTAAGCTGCCGTTATGAGTAAATGTTCCATCAGCAGCAATTCTAACTCGTTCGGTATTATTTGTACCAAACAACAATGGAGTGTTTCTGGAGTTCCAAATATACATGGCACCAGCAGCAGATTGTAAATATGCTCCAATAGTACCAGAATTGTATAAACCGATGTACGTATCACCTGTTGAATTAAGTCTTACAACTTCAGATATAGCACCAGATTCAACATGTAATTTAACAGCAGGTGATGTACCTATACCTACATCACCTTGATCAGAGATTGTTACAGCATCAATCCAAGCTGCTGTAGTACCTCTTTGAATCTTGAATAATCCTGCCGCCGTAGCAGATGCATTACTTTGATTGACAATTCTGAAGCCATAAAAATTTGCTGGTGTATATCCGAAGTGAAGCGAAGATTCGATTACCGACCCTGCTGCTTGTGTTCCGATAGTCAGATTGCCCCTAGGAGTAGGAGAACCAATAGCAACATTACCGTTTGTGGCAATGCGCATGCGCTCACCATCTACACCGCCAAAGATATATCCATAAGCTCCACTTTGATTTCCGTAAAAATCAAGTTCACCTGTGACGGTGTTTCTACCTATTCTGTAGAAATTAGCTCCGGCGCCATTTCGCAATCTTAATGTGTCACTAGAAGCACCAACAATATCCAATGCAGCATCAGGTGCAAGAGCACCAATACCAACATTACCATTATTATCAATAACGAATCTTGCAAGGTTTGCTGTTACATCGGTAATAGAAAATCCGCTTTGATATGTATTATGAACACCGGCTACTATATCCCACGCGCGACCAGTAATTCCTGTATTCTGAATTCTTATTCTAGATTCAGTTTGGTCAGCAGATGTTACATGAAGATATTTTTGTGGGGATGTCTCATTGATACCAAAATAACCGGCATTAGTTAATGTAGCTTTAACGTTATTGTTGACTATGAACAATGTTGAATGATTTGTTCTAGTTCCAAAATATCCTGCTGAACCAGCAGCATACATTGCTGCTTTTACTGCACCACTACCAGTTTGCGTTTGAACAATAGCACCAGAAGTATCTTCAATAACTAAATTTCTAAACCCTGCGCCAAGTTCAACAGTATTAGAATTAATTAAAAAGTTACCGTCAGAATTGAAGCGAGCTCTTTCAACATCCCCTGTAAGGAATACAAGAGGTCCAGATGAGATTAATCCAAATGCAGCAAATCCAGCGCCAACAGTAAATCTACCTGAAGCACCTGAGCCGTGAGTAGCTTTAAATTCTGCTAAAGTTCCGCCGGTAGCATCTAATTGTTCGATTACAGATCTTACGGTGCCAGAGTTGCTAGAAACAACAAGTTTATCACTAGGAACAACTGTTCCAATTCCTACATTACCACTAGGATATCTTATTGTAAATCTCGGTGTTGTGCCGGCTTCTAAAATTTGAAAATCATCACCTACAGATTTTAAATCATAAAGATAATTTGTTGAAGAACCGATACGAACATATCTATCAACACCGTTTCCTAGTACTAGATTACCAGCTGCAAGTAAATTACCTGCGGCATTTAAAGATGTTGAACCATTAGGGTCCAGATAAAATGAAGTGTTGTCACTGTCATAGAAAATTGGAGCTCTAAAGTCTGCAACCGCAGCAACAGAACCAGAGTTGTTTATAGTCATACTAGTAACAGCTGCACCGGTACGGAAATAATGATTATCCGCATCGTAATAGTTTTGTGATGCTCCACCAAATCCTATACGAAGTCCTGTATTTGGGCCAGCTACATGCAGCATACTATCTGGCACAGCACCAATACCGAAATTTCCGTTATTAAGAAGTCTCATCTTTTCAGAATAAGATGTTCCAAATGTAAGAGGAGTAGCAGTACCTGTTGCTATTAAAGCTCTTTTATCTGATGTGCCAGTACCAGTAACATATAGAAATAAGTTACTGTCTGATGCATTCGTTAGTGCAATTCCCTTTTCAAATCCATTAATGCCTGTGTTAATTTCGACTTGCAATTTTTCTGTCGGATTGATAGTTCCGATACCTACGTCACCAGCACTATCAATTCGCATACGCTCGATACCAAGCGTAGCAAATTTCATGCCAGAATAGCCAGAAAGACCTAAGCCTAATCCACCGAATGAAGTATAATTACCCGCAATCATTCCGTAATTTGGAGAAACTACACCATCACCCGTATAAGTATCAGCCTCAGGATTATATCCGATATTATTAATCCAAGCTCCGCCACCTGTAAGAAGTACTGGAATTCTACTACCACCGCCGGTTAGAGTTGTATCATAACCATCGAGTGTATCTGCATCAAGACCGGAGCCTGAGCCATCATTACCTGAGTCCCAAATCTGTCTATTTTTAAACAGCGCGTTAGAATCAACTGCTCTTGCTCTGAAAACATCTGTCCACGTAATAGGACTTCCAATTGTTCCAGAAGTAGCTGATTTTACATTGATGCCAGAATATAGCTCGATAAGCGTCGGTACATCATTAAGACCGTAATTATGTAAATCAGACGTGCTAGTAAATGTAACACCATATCCTAAAGCGCCATAGTTGCCGCCAGAATAACCAATTGCTACATTTCTTGGATTCCCACCGTTATACGAACCAACTCCAGCTCCCCATTTAATTTCACCGTTACTGTTAATAACTGGAATAGAAGATGCGGCACCAATTAATGTTGTATTATAACCATCGAGTAAATCAGCATCAAGTCCTGAACCAGCACCGTCATTTCCGGCATGCCAAACTACATTACCACTTACGCTAAGTGACCCTGTAAAATTTGCTCCTGCTAATAATGCGAAAGCTGATGAATCATATCCATCTAAAAAGTCAGCATTAATGCCGGAGCCAGCTCCGCCAGCCCAATATGTTGATGTTCCGTTAGACGCTAAAACATAACCAGCCGTGCCGAGACTACTATTGGCAACGATACCTTTTACGCTGATATTATTGAAAAAATGCTGCGTCTTTTTAGACATATGTTAAACCTATAATGGAAGCATTGCTGAGAATCTCTGGAACATAACTGAACTCTTCAACGGCATTTTCAAACCCAAGTTGAAGAGTATTACTATAATATGTAGCAGGTTCCTCGGTCACTAGACTTCCGTTCTTACTATATTTGATAATGTCGCCATCATATGCAAATGCAATCTTATTTACTACTTGTTGCGAGCCACAATTGACTGTATTGATAAAAATGTTATTGCTTGCATCAACCTGAATGAGGTTGTTACTTACAGATACGACTGGACTTCCTGCTGGGAGTGCATTCCATTTAAAATAGAATGTTCCTTCGAGTTGATTGTATGTATGGAATGGCACATATTCTTTAACAGAGAGATTCTCTATGAATAGATTTGAACCAAGTGCTCCATAACCAAAACCAATGTAACAGGTATTCCCAGTAGCAGTGAACTGTAGATTGTATAAGGTACTTGTGTCTGTAATAGCTTTGTAAAGTATGCTCTCATCGCTAATGGACTCCCCTACTGTAATTTTTGTGTTAATGTCAAATGTGTCTTCATTAGCATACACCTTATCGAAAGTATAATATGCATTGCATGAAATCAGATATCTAGTTCCAGGAGTTACTTCTAGTTCGAGATAATGATGGTTGCGAAGCTGCCCTGATGAAGTAATGACGATGATGTCATCCTGAAGTTCTTTTTGACTGTCTTTATAATCAGCGAGATTATCGTATTCATAGAGCTCAGCACGAGTAGTAATTGGACCTAATGTATTACCACTCTCGAATGTGTTCGCGTATCCAAAGAAGTTATTATCAGCTTGACGAATCGAGAGATTCGTATCGAACATTCCGATACCCTCATTCGCTAAAATAAGTCTTCCGCTTACAGTATTCTCAGAATATAAGTTGCACTCAACAACGTTTTGTGTTATACTATATTGTGTAGGTGCAACGGTTGGTTGAATCAGAATGACGCCGACATTATTGACAATATCAGTTGTAATCTCCGCTGGGCGATTATTAGAAACTGAGATGGCAATCTGTGATTCAGATGTCTCAATTCCGTTGTGATTTATTACAACCTCAGACACAGACGATTCATTGCGGTCTAGTGCATGGACTTCACAATGAATCGTTTTCGTTGTAGGTAAATCAAATGTATCGAGAACCTGCAAATCTGTATTAGATGCTGTGTAAATAAAATTAGTCATGTATTATTTATGCAGGCTCACGCTCACAACCTATTATTCGAAATAGCCTTTTACGTTTACCATTCCTTGAATAACTTGAGAAGCTGTTGCAGTACCTACAGGCATTCTAAGCATGATTACAAAGATTCTACCTGAGTTAGTCACAAGAGGTGAGTTTGTAAAGTCTCTAGATATAGATTTATCTGCGGTTGCGCCGACTACCGAACCAATCGGGAATGAATGAGCACCTAGACCTATTCTTCTGTTAGTAGCTGTAGCTAGTGAGATTGCAGTTTGATCTGGAGAAGCACCCCAAATAAGCAATGATGGTGTAGTTGCAACAGCAGCACCGGTATTCCAAGCATCGATATCAATACCTGTGCATACGAAAGTATAAGGAGCTGGCACCGTGAAGCCAAACAGAGCGTAGTCAGTTGCAGCACCAGCAACAGCAGCAAATTGGAATAAACCACCGAGAGTAGTATAACCAGCAGCAGTGTTAGATAGAGTTGCTGAAGCAGGAGCAGATGAGTTACCCCAGTTTATAGATTGACCAAATGAAGTTGGTAGAACTTCACAACCAAAGCCCATGCCAGCTTGTGTTTGACCCCAAGGCTTATTCATGAACGCATCGAGAGAAACAACATCAACAGATGTTAATATCATAGCTGGAGCTGAAGCTGGAGCTGATACGTTATGAAGTCTTGCGTAAACCGGAAGGTGAGTAGCATCCCACAATCTTGTTTGTGTTACGGCAAGGCCAATTTTTCTTTCGGCAAGAATTTGACCAGTTGCGGTATTTTGAACTGTGAAGATAACTTCATCATCATCTAAAATAATATCATACGTGTAGAAGTTAGACTGCCAACCACCCGGTAGAGAAGGAGCCATATCAGTTGTTGTTGTATCAACAGAGTTAAAAGTTAGAACTCCTTGAAGAACACCAGCAGTTGTAACTTGGAAGAACGCACCTACAGTTGGAGGAACGGTTTGTGATGCAGGAGCACCAAAACCGATTTCCATAGTTGAGTTTGTAATATGACCAAGTCTTGCTCTAAACTTAGCTTGAAGCGGACATCTTTGCATTTTAATGAAACGTTTGTTGGTGTTATGAAGAACAGCAGCAGCAGCAGCGTTTGAGTTACCGTTGTTTAAGTTCAAACCACCTGCAGCTGTTTGAGCTTGCGTAAAGGTAGTAGTTGTTGTAGCCCATCTGCTCGGCACTGAGATGGTTGTACCTTCAAATGGCTCGTGTAATAGAATATTATTTAGAGCTACAGCTTGTGAACCGATTCTATCAACTCTGCTAAATCTATATGAACCGTCATTACGACCACCAGATGGAAGAAAGTGGTCGGTAGCACCTTCATTCTCACCATGATTTTTAGAAATACGAGCACCTTCGTGGTCGTATAGTGTTGTTCTTGCTGCTTTACTTGCCGCATCTACAGTAAGTAAATCTGTAGTAGCGCCACTTCTAATTGGTACTGACATTTATATTCTCCTTAAAAACCTAAACATGTAATATTGTGTCTGCCCCAAGTACCTTCTCGTGCATGAACACCTATTGTAAATCCTACGCCTGAATCGATGGCTACTACTGTAGCTTCTACACCTTCAAGCAAACTTTCTTCTGGATCGTGGTCAGATGTTGTAGGTAAATCTACATAACAACTAATCTTACTTGTACCTGTAGCCCACGCAGCAGTTACAACTTCTTCAATATAGAAGTTATCCGCTTCAGAACCAAAGTCCACTTCCACCGTAACTTTATCTACAGAAGCACCTCCACCTCCACCGGAACCGGTAAATCCAGTTGTTCCTTGGCTACCTGTAAACCCTGCGCCTGCTGAGCCTGTGAATCCAGTTGGTCCTGCTACAGTTGAGGCGGAACCGGTGAAACCTGTTGGACCCGCTACAGTTGATGCACTTCCTGTAAACCCTACCGGCCCTGCGACTGTTGAAGCCGAACCTGTGAATCCAGTTGGTCCTGCGACCGTGGAAGCTGAACCGGTGAAACCTGTTGGACCCGCTACGGTTGACGCGCTGCCAGTGAAACCAATAGGTCCTGCAACAGTCGATGCGGAACCGGTGAAACCTATATCGCCTTTCGACCCAGTAAATCCAATGACGCCTTGAATGCCTTGGCTGCCAGTAAAGCCGGTTGGACCAGCGACTGTCGACGCACTTCCGGTGAAACCAGTTGTACCTGTATTACCTAATGAACCTGTGAATCCAGTATTACCAATGTCGCCTTTGGAACCTGTGAATCCTATTACGCCTTGAATACCTTGCGAACCTGTGAATCCAGTTGGACCAACGACGGTTGAAGCAGAACCTGTAAATCCGATGTCACCTTTTGAACCTGTGAAGCCGATAACACCCTGTATACCTTGGCTACCAGTAAATCCTATTACGCCCTGAATACCCTGCGAACCGGTAAATCCAATAATACCCTGCGAGCCAGTAAAACCAATTATGCCCTGCGAACCGGTAAATCCTTGTGAACCTACGAAGCCAACGTTACCCTGCGAACCAGTGAACCCAATAATACCCTGTGAGCCAGTAAAACCAATTACACCTTGGATGCCCTGCGAGCCGGTAAAGCCAACACCCTGCGAACCTGTGAATCCTATTACGCCCTGCGAGCCAGTAAAGCCAAACGAACCAATGAATCCGGTGTCACCTTTGGAACCAGTGAAACCAATAATGCCTTGGCTGCCAGTAAATCCTAATGAACCAGTGTATCCAATTGGTCCCTGAATAGGTCCAACATCATTCCATGAATCGCCATCCCATACATAGAGATTGCCGTTAGCTTGGACGATGTAACCATCACCAACGCTACCGCCATATGAGCTTGGAAATCCTGGAAGGTTTGCAGCAGCGGCAACAGAGCCAAGAATCGTAACTGATGTACCATCAGATCCTCTTGAACCTGTGAATCCGGTTGTACCAGTATTTCCTAAATCACCTTTAGAACCAGTGAATCCGATGATGCCTTGCGACCCGGTGAAGCCAAATGAACCAATGAATCCAGTATCGCCTTTGGAACCTGTAAAACCTGTAATACCAAACGAACCAGTGAAACCTGTTGTACCGAATGAACCAGTGAAACCGGTAATGCCTTGCGAGCCGGTAAATCCAGTTGTACCGAATGAACCTGTGAAACCTACAATACCTTGGCTACCAACAAATCCGGTTGAGCCAGTAAATCCGATAATGCCTTGGCTACCAGTGAATCCTGTTATACCTTGGCTACCTGTGAACCCGATAATACCTTGAGTACCAGTGTCACCCTTGGAACCAACAAAACCTGTTGCGCCTTGAGAGCCAGTAAACCCTGTCGAGCCGGTGAAACCAGTGTCACCTTGACTACCAGCAAAACCTACACCAGAACCCCAATATACTTCTTGGCCGTTCGATAGTAATGCTTGACCGCTTGAGCCGATAAAGCCATTAGCAGAAATTGTTTCAACTGTAAGGATAGACACATTAGAGCCAACTTCAAACAGTACTGTGCCGTTTGAAGTGTGAACTTTTTGGTCTGTCAAGTTGATGGATAGTTCGCCCGGTTCAATATAACGTGGGCTGAGAGTATTAGCTGCTTCAGGGAGACGACCAGAGACGCTGGTTCTTTTATGAATAATTGGTCTAGTATTTGCCAATGTAGGCTCCCTAACAGATATATATCTTATGTAACCAACTATTTAGTTGATTTTAATTCTAATCTATTTATAATCAACAATGTGGCGACTAAAACATTTATGGGTCGTGTGGGAAGAATAATGAAGATTTGTTTTATTGATACTCTAGGACTGACATATGACGGTTCCACTTTAACTAAACGAGGACTTGGTGGTTCTGAGTCTGCCGTTATTCGTATGGCCGAAGAGCTATCCAAACTTGGTTTTATAGTCACAGTATTCAACGACTGTGAATCCGACGACTCTATGCCTGGGTTATATGGTCGTGTGCTTTATAGACCTATTCGCTTAGTATCAACAGCTGACTATTACGATATTTGTATTGTATCCCGTACTATTAAACCTATTGAAGAACAGTGGAGTGTAGTTGAAAAAGCTAAACACGTCATTCTTTGGATGCATGATACGTTCTGCGAAGGTGACAATCAAATAGAATATCTTGTCAATATGGGCAAGATAAACGAAATCTTTACTCTATCCGATTGGCATACCGCATATGTTACTAACTGTGACCATGGATACAGACGTAACTTTGAAATTCTCAAGCACAAGATATTCCAGACCCGCAACGGTATTAGCATTCTCCCTGAGTGGATTGATATAAAAGCTAAAGACCCTCATCACTTCGTGTTCAATTCATCCGTTACAAAAGGGATGATTCCACTCGTAACTAAAATATGGCCACGTATTCATCATTTCCTTCCAGAGGCAAAGCTGACTGTCATTGGTGGATATTATAAGTTCCGCGAGGGCGCTGCGCCTGACCAGCAAGAGCAGGACTATCGTAAGCTCGTTGCTGAGTATCCAGAGGTAAACTTCACTGGTATTATCACACAATCTGAAATCTCAGATATCTTACGCGATGCTACTTTCCTATTGTATCCATCTGCTTTCCCAGAGACGTTTGGTATCTCTACGCTTGAAGCTCTCGCGCACAACGTCGTACCAATTACCTGTCGCTCTGGTGCGCTGGAAGAGACAGCTCTAGACATTGCTTCATATAAAATGAACTACACAGTTGAGAAGAACTGGTCTGTTCCTTGGCTGAACGAAGAAGAGCAGATTGAGAAGTTCATCAACCTGACATTCGAGGCTGTCAATACACCATACCTCACGCAACAGAAAGCGTATGCATGCAATCAAGTTAAGGATATTTGTACTTGGGATACTGTTGCATTGCAATGGAAGCAGCATTTTTATAGCGTGATGGGTGAGTTTCTTCCTATCGAAGAGTATAGAAAAGCTCAGCAGATTAACTATAAGGTATGCAAGACGTTTGGTAGACGTTTCCGTAACCTCGAGAATCTTCGCATTCCATCAAACAATCAAAAGTACATTGGTATCATTACTGCAGTATACAATGCTGAAGAGTATATTGAGAGATGTATTCGTTCAGTTGCATCACAGGATTATGACAACTACCTGATGTACATTGTAGATGATAAGTCAACAGACAATACAGTTGCAGTCGCTAAGCAGACTATCGAATCTCTACCTCACAATCTACGCAACAACTTCTGTGTTATTCAGAACGAAGAAAATAAAGGTGCAGTCGCTAACCACTATGATGTGATTAAAGAGTATTCACTCGAAGAGGACTTCTTTATTATCTTGGATGGTGACGATTGGCTTGTTAACGATGCTAATATCTTCCATATGTACAACAACCTCTATCACGATGGAGCTGAGTTCACATATGGTTCTTGCTATTCAGTCGTGGATAATATTCCGCTTATCGCACAGCCATACCCACCTGAAGTGAAAGCTAATAAGAGCTATCGTAAGTATTTGTTTAATTGGAATATGCCATATACACATCTACGTACATTCAGCGCAACTCTCGTTGAAGATTTAACCGAAGATGATTTAAAGATTGGTTGCTATTGGCCGAAAGCTGGTGGAGACACTGCGCTGTTCTACTATCTAATCGAGCGTGCAGACCCTGATAAAGTAATCTGTGTATCTGATGTAGTATACAACTACAATGACGCAAATCCTATTAACGATTACAAGATTAATTCGATTGAACAAACGACTAACGCTAGTCAAATTCTAGCCGATAAACCGTCACCCTTTACCCCTGGACAGATTGATCTGAGACCTCTATGAAAAAAATATTGATTGCTATTCCAACTGCTCGTTACATCGAAGCAGAAACTTTTAAATGTATATATGACCTCGAAGTGCCAGAAGGGTATGAGGTAACATTTCAATACTTCTATGGATATCGAGTTGACCAAGTTCGCAACTTGATTGCTGATTGGGTTGTACGCGGTTTTGATTATCTGTTCTCAGTTGACCACGACATTACCTTTCCACCAGATACACTGAAGAAGCTCTTATCGCATGACCAAGACTTGGTATCAGGCGTGTATCGTCAGCGTCTTGAGCCACAAGCTCTTGAGATATACGAACCGTTTGGCAATCGTATGACCGCAGAGGAGCTTTTTGCTAAGAACTGGAAGCTTCTTGGAATTGGTGGCTGCGGCTTTGGTTGCGTACTCGTCAAGCGCGAAGTGTTCGTTGGTGTCGGATATCCGCAATTTGTGTATCATCCAGCTCTCGACCATGGCAATACCATCAGCGAAGATACAGACTTCTGCAAAAAGGCTATTGCAAAAGGATTTAAACTCTGGTGTGACCCAACTGTGCTCTGTGGACATATTGGTTCAACAACGATGACTGTTCAAGTACCGCCTATCGTTAAGGTCAATGCGGTTCAAGAGAGACTCAGAGAGCTCTCCAATCAGAGATTACTTCCAAAAGCGCACGTAGATTATCTCAAGATATTGAGAGATGGTGGTGTTAATCCAAAGGTCATTTATGACATTGGTTCATGCGTTATGCATTGGACGAACGAAGCAAAGCGTGTGTGGCCTGATGCTCACTATTATTGCTTTGAGGCTATGGATGAGACAGAGTTTCTCTATGACGAAGCGAGACTCAATGGTCTACGCGTTGGAAGCTGGCATGGTGTACTGACGGATTATGATAATAAGATAATTAAGTTCAATCAGAACCTAGAGCATCCGGGCGGCAATTCTTACTTCGTAGAGAACCCAGAGTTGAGTCCGATGGCAAGAGAACTTTGGACCAAAGAGAATCAGGTCGAGAAAGTCGGTATGACTCTCGATACGGTCATTGACCAAAACTATGCTATGAATGCGTGGGAATACCCTGACCTGATTAAAATGGATATTCAGGGAGCGGAGTTAGATGTTCTTCGTGGAGCGTCAACAGCTCTTAAATGTGCTGAGCATCTCATTCTCGAGCTTCAGCATAAAGATTATAACATCGGCGCACCAAAGGCTGAAGAAGTAATCAGTTATCTAGAGAACCTAGGATGGATTAACCATGGAATGTTCTGTGGAAGCGATCTTGGAGTTGATGGTGATTATTACTTCTCAAAGAAGCATTAAAACTCGCCGCCATCTAAGGCGCCGCTAATATCATCTAACTGCATGACCTTAGCTTCCCACTTATCAGTATCTGTATTCCATACTAGGGTTGCTCCTGAAGTATCAACCTGCACATCAACATCTGCAACGTCTGCAATTTTGTTAATTGTCGCAGCAGATTGGCCCTTAACGATGAGCGCCTGTGTTGGCTGAATTACCCCGTTTGAATTTAATCTCGCTTTAATAACTAAGCTCATCTCGTTACTCCTGGTGTGACTGTTACAATTCCCTCAACGAGGCGGGATACAGAGCCGCCTGAAGTTGTGATTTCAACATCATAAACATAACGCCCAGCTGTAAGACTGTTTGTAGCATTAGATGACATTGCAAGAGTAATAACACCCGTATTCGCTGCAATGGATGTGTCAAATGCATATGATATTACAGATGAATAATGCTTACGCATCTGTGCGTTTGCAGTATACCCGGTTAAATTAATTGGCAGATCATCTTCGTCTGTAACCGAAACGGTCGTTGAAAACGTAGACCCTTGATCTATAATGATATTACCTTTGATTGCCATATGTTCCTCGTCGATTATTCTTTATTTATCATAACAAAACAGTTGCACTTTTTATGAAAATAGGTTATAAGAAGATATAGAATAAGGAAATAGAGATGTTGAAGTATTTTGCATTAGGTTTGGTCGCGCTGGCAACTCCAGTAGCAGCTGCTGATATGAATGACCTCAAGGAAGTTCATAGTCAGGTTAACTCTAAAATCAAATACAAAATGGACGACCTGAATAAGGATTCATGGGAACTCCCTACCAAGACTGGTGACTGTGAAGACTTCGCACTTCTTAAGCGCCAGCTTCTTATTGACCGTGGTTGGGATGCAAACGACCTGTCAATCATTATCGTTAAGCGTGAAATTGATACTAACAAGCCTGCACCAAATGGTAAGCGTTATGTATATG